TGAGATGTGTTCGATAGACTACGATGACCTACGTGCAGTCGATAACGCATGGTGGGGGCTGCGACACGCACTCGTGGACAAGGACATTGAGATCAAAGAGTGGGACTTTTAGATGCCTAGAAGTGTCAAGGAAACACTAGTAGCCGTGTCGAAGAAAGACCTAGACGAACAAGTAGAGTGGTACTTACAACAGTACCACCCTCTTGGGTACGACACACGAGTCGATAGAACAACACACGATCCTGAGACTGGTCGATATACGGCAGTCATGTCTCGCTGGGATTCTTGCGATTAGGAGAAAAATAACATGGACATTATCATTGCAGTTGTCGGCATGATTATTCTGTTGGCATTCGGACTATGACTAGCTTCAGAGAAATGGTTGGTGATTACTATTCATCCTATGAATACAAAGAGTTGCGGGATGAAACTAAAGCTAACTATGAATATATAATTCGCCAGGTTTTGGACACAAAGATTGATGGTCAAAACTTTGGCAGGGTGGATGTCAATAAACTGACAAGCAAAATGTGCAAACTTGCATACGATGAATGGTGTGAGAGAGGCATCCACTTTGCCAACAAGGCGATGGCTATTGCGCGAGTCGTGTATAATCACGGCTTGCGTATGGAGATGGTCAGTCGTAATCCATTCAACGCTGTGCGTAGGCGTACACCTAAAAGTAGAACAACCTTGTGGGAAAAGGACGACATCATGCTGCTATTGGATACAGCATATAGCGATTTCAGCACACGTAATCTGGGCTTGATTGCACAGATGGCATATGAATGGTGCCAGCGTGTTGGTGACATGCGCCTACTCAAGTGGGACAACATTGACTTTGATGAGCAGCGCGTACACATCCTGCAGTCAAAGCGTAGGGCAGAGGTGTACCTACCCATATCTGATGACCTGATGGATATGCTGACGCAACAGCATGAGGACTTTGGGTTTCAGGAATATGTTGCGCCTCGTCCGAATCCCATTGATGGGAAGTATGAACCATACACCATCTTCAAGATGTCTAAGCATGGACGCACACTGATTCGCAATGCTGGGTTGCCTGACACTCTCCGACTGTCTGACCTGCGACGTACTGGCACAACCGAAATGGTACAGGCTGGTGTAGGAATAGGACAAATCATGTCGGTTACAGGACACGCTAACCCACAATCGGTCAAGCCGTACATAAAAAACACATACGATGCTGCAAATTACGCATTGACAAAGCGAAGCAGTCATGGTAAAAGCACATTAGATGCCGCAAACGAAGGGGATATATAATGTATAATATATATAATATAATAAATGATATATCATTATATATCGGTGAATCTAAACGTATCAACTGTCCTGTATGTAAAGGGTACAAGACATTCACTGTATCGAATATCGGTGGTAACATCGTATGGAATTGTTACAAGGCATCATGTGGTGTCAGTGGTGGCAAGCGTGTAGGCATGACACCTGACGACATCAAGCGTATGAAGGTGCAGCAGGAGACGAAGGTAGAAGAATTTAAGTTGCCTCAGTATATCGTGCCGAATAAAAACCTCTTGCAATTTAATCGGTGGTGTGCTAGATGGGGTCTGGATGAAAAGGAATTAGGTTTGTTACACGACGTAAAGGAAGACCGTGTTGTATTTCCTGTCGTGCATGACAACAAGATTGTTGATGCCACGGGTCGGGCATTGACAAAGCGACTCCCCAAGTGGCGAAGGTATGGGTCTTCCTGTGTTCCTTATACCAGCGGCCAAGGGGATGTCGCCGTGGTTGTTGAGGACTGTGTGAGTGCAGCTGTGGTAGGCAGTGAGAAGTTTGTCGGGGTCGCACTGCTAGGCACAACATTGCTTGAAGAACACAAGCATTATCTCACACGGTTCTCAGCAGCTATCGTTGCACTAGACCCCGACGTACTACCGAAGACTATTGCAATGGCTAAAGAATTGCGTGGTCACGTATCAAATGTAAAGGTGCTGCGACTTGAGAAAGACTTGAAGTATCGCAACCCAACCGACATAGAGAAACTTGAACAGCTAGGAGCAGCATAATGGAACTAATGGAACTATCACTAATCAGGAGTCTGATGAACAAGGACTTCTATGAAGATCATCGTGGGGCTAGGTGTCCTGACAGATTGTTCAGCACAGATGTGCGTAAGATTAAGAAGGCAGTTGATGTGGCGATGGACAGGTACAGTCGCACTGTTACCCCAGAAGAGGTACAGGCATTGTTTGTATCCAGCAACCCATCAATGACACCAGCGCAGCGTGAGTCGTACAACAGTCTGTTTCAGTCCATTCAGCGCACTGACCCATTGGGTAACGACGTGGCAGGAGAGGTGCTTTCTCGCCTGTTCCAGCAGGTTGTAGGGGCAGAGATTGCAGAGTTGGGGTTCGACTATGTGAACGGTGACAAGGCCAGTCTTGAGCCATTACAGCAGCTTCTAGAGAAGTATGGTGATGACTTCACACCCAAGCTGAACATCGAATGGGACGACATATCCATCGACACCATTATTGCCAAGAATGATCTGGAAGCACGATGGACATTCAACATTCCTGCCCTGACACGTAAGGTTGAGGGCGTCAACGATGGACATCTGATTGAGATTGGTGCCAGACCGAATACAGGTAAGACATCATTCCATGCCAGCATCATTGCAGGACCAGGTGGTTTTGCACATCAGGGTGCCAACTGTATTGTCTTGTGTAACGAGGAAAGCTACCATCGTGTGGCAGCACGTTACCTGACTGCAGCAACTGGCCTCACCATGTGGGAAGTAAAGAACAATCCTGCCAAGGCACGTGACTTGTATCGTCCTGTCTTTGACAAGATTCGTATCAAGGATTCCACAGGCAGGGACATGGCATGGGTAGAGAGTGTGTGCAAATCATACAAGCCTGATGTATTAGTGCTTGACATGGGTGATAAATTCGCTACAATGTCTGGCTACTCACGGCCTGATGAAGCACTCAAGGCTAACGCTATCTATGCTAGGATGATTGCCAAGCAGTATGGCTGTGCTGTATTCTATATGTCACAGTTGAGTGCAGAGGCAGAGGGTAAGACAGTCCTGAACCAGAGTATGATGGAAGGTTCACGTACAGGTAAGGCAGCAGAGGCAGACCTCATGGTGCTGATTGCCAAGAACCCACAGGTTGATGGGCAGGACGAGGAAGACACACAACGTCATCTGTGCGTAGTCAAGAACAAGCTGACTGGCTGGCATGGCAGGGTACACTGTGAACTTAACTATACAATAGGCAGATATGAAGTATGACCCTAATGTATACAAAAGAAACTCTGCACGAGTTAGAAGAAGACATTGAGTATTATAAACAGCAGTCTCTCGAACTGCAGAAGTCGTGTTGGCACAAGGATCGTTACAGTAATAGTGCTGACAGGAATGTTAGACGACTGAGGAAACTCAGAAAACTTTTAGAACTAGGCTTAGAGGTTGAGACTTACGGCCAGAAGAACTTTGGTCTAGTGCTTGTGAACAAAAAATTTGTTGTGTCGCTTCTTGAAAATAACTGGCGACTACTACACAAAAATGTCTGGTATAGGCATAAAGCAGATATCGAGCATTTTGTGAACAACTACATAAGAGGAGATAAATATGAAGCTGACACTTGACGTAGAGAATACTGTCACACAGCGTGACGGCAAGATGCACCTTGATCCATTCGAGGCTAGTAACAGCCTGACGATGGTTGGTATGCTAAATGACAGAGGTGAAGAATGGCTGGTTACGTTTGACCATGCAGACGAACACGCCACGCCAATGGGTCATGAAGGTGTGCAGGAATGGCTGGATGAAGCTACTGTCCTGATCTGCCACAACGCTGCCTATGATTTGCTGTGGCTGTGGGAGTCTGGCTTCAAGTATGATGGGCCAGTCTTTGATACAATGCTGGCAGAGTATGTGCTACAGCGTGGTGTCAAGGAACCCCTGTCTCTTGAGGCATGTGCTGAACGATACGATCTGGATACAAAGAAGCAGGATACGCTGAAAGAATACTTCAAGAAGGGTATGAGTGTTCGTGAAATTCCTCATTCTGAACTCTCAGAATATTTGTCTGCTGATCTACATGCTACACAGCAACTGGCAGACAAGCTGGTGTATCGGCTTAACAGCCAAGATGATTCGGGCTTACGTGGTACAGTTGACCTGACCAATCAGGTAGCTACATGTCTGGCACATATCTATCAGCGTGGCTTTGCAGTAGACTTGTCAAAGCTGGATGAGGTGCGCCAGGAATTTGAGCAAGAAAAGCAGGAACTTCTGGACAGCTTGCAGTCTCAGGTTCGTGAACTTATGGGTGACACACCTATTAATCTCAACAGCCCAGAGCAACTGTCGTGGGTAATCTACAGCCGTAAGGTGAAAGACAAGACGCTGTGGTCTAATACCATTGACCCTTACATGCGTGACACACCCTTCAAGGACTTGGTGCGTAGTCAGACACAGTATCTATATAAGACAGAGGCAGTGCAGTGCAGTGACTGTAAAGGCACAGGTTACATTCGTAAGGTGAAGAAGGATGGCACACCCTTTGCCAAGCCAAACAAGTGCATTACCTGTGCAGCTGGTGGCTTTCTATTCAAGCCAACTAAGGAAGTGGCCGGTCTAAAGTTTACGCCACCCAATGCTAAGTGGGCTAGTGCTAGTGGCTTTAGCACAAGCAAGAATAATCTTGAGGTGTTAGAGAAGGCAGCAAACAGCAAGGGTATGGATGATGCAGTTACATTCCTGCGTGAGATTCGTCGTTTGTCTGCTGTCGAAACATATCTGTCATCATTTGTTGATGGCATTCGCGTACATACAAAGCAGGATGGTAAGCTTCATGTGCGCCTATTACAACATAGGACTGCCACTGGACGCCTGTCTGGTGCAGACCCCAACATGCAGAACATGCCACGTGGTGGTACATTCCCTGTCAAGAAGGTGTTTGTATCTCGCTGGCCTAATGGTAAAGTATTGGAAGCAGACTTTGCACAGCTTGAGTTTCGTGCGGCTGCATTCCTGTCACAAGATGGAGTTGCAATTGAAGAAGTATCTACTGGGTTTGATGTTCACGCATACACCGCTAAAGTTATTACCGATGCTGGTCAGCCTACGGATAGACAGACTGCGAAGGCGCATACATTCGCGCCGTTATATGGAGCAACGGGCTTCGGCAGAACGCCAGCGGAAGCAGAATACTACACACACTTCACGGAAAAATACCAAGGCATCGCAGATTGGCATACCCGACTGGCTAAAGAGGCTTTAACTACAGAGATGATTACTACACCCTCTGGTCGGCAGTTTAAGTTTGAGGGTGTGCATCGTCTTGAGAGTGGCAAGGTCACTAACTTTACGCAGATCAAGAACTATCCTGTGCAGTCATTTGCTACGGCAGACATTGTGCCTATTGCCCTGCTTCACATTGAGAAGCTGCTGGTAGGTATGCAGTCTTGTGTAGTCAACACTGTGCATGACAGTATCGTCATTGACGTACACCCAGATGAAGAACGTCAGGTGATTGACATTATACAAAAAACTAATGCCGATCTTCCTGGTTTAATTACAATGAGATGGGGCATAGTCTTTAATGTACCACTCGAACTTGAAGCCAAAATAGGTAAAAATTGGCTTGACACAAAGGACGTAGTGTGATAAAACTACGGTTCTATTTCTCAAGAAAGGAGCAAATATAAATGAGTGAACTTGCAGTAATTGATTCCAACAACTATGCAGCTATGGCACAGATGCTAGGCATGGCTGCTGATACAGGTGAGAGTAAGAGTAGTCTTGCCCGTATCAAGATTCACAGTCAGCCAATCAAGGGTAAGGCAGAGATTAATGGCAAGACAATGAATGTCGATATCGTGTCGGCTGGTTCATTCTTCTTGGCAAACATCGAAGGCAAGACTGTGTACGCTGAGAAGATCAGGATGCGCCTGTTCATGCAGAGGTTTCTGTACCAGAAGTATGATCCGGTCAACAAGAACTATGTGAAGACAGTCATGGCAGAGAATCTGGACATTGACCTCAAGGACAACCAAGGCAACTTCAACTGTGGTAAACCTTCTGGTTACATCAAGGACTTCGATGCTTTGTCTGACGACATGCAGACTCTCATTCGTTCTATCAAGCGTACACGTTCTATGTACGGGACTGTTACCTTTGTAGATGCGAAGGATGAAGAAGGCAATCCTGCTGAACTGGTGGACACACCCTTTGTGTTTGACGTGGCAGTAAAGGAAGGCTACAAAAACTTTGGTGATGTGTCAAACAAGTTTGCGCAGCATCGTCGTCTTCCCATCATGCACGACATCATTGTGTCTACGGCTGAACGTAAAGGCCCGAATGGCCCATACTATGTGCCAGTCTGTGAAGCAGACCTTGACACAATCCACGAGATTACGGAAGCAGATCAACAGCTACTCAGGGACTTCCAAGCTGTAGTCGAGAACCATAATCGTAGGGTACTGTCTGATTGGGAAGAGAAGCATGTTCAGAAAGCTACTCAAGAAGAGAAAGAACTTGCTGAATCCTTTGTTGACATTGATGTTGAAGAGGTAGAATGATATGAATCACCCAGCTGAACTGGCGTTGCATAAGTATATGGACGACGCTGCCAATGGCAAGTCAACCATGTCCCAAGAGACAATCAAACAGATTGGTTTGGATGTCATGGGTGCGCTTGCACGTCAGTTTGGCGGGGCAGACAAGCGAGAATTTAGGCTACGTATGTCGAACATTGGTAGGCCCACGTGCCAGCTATGGTTCGAGAAGAACAAGCCTGAGACAGCACTGCCTCGTCCAACCACATTTGTCATGAACATGATGCTTGGAGATATTGTGGAAGCAGTATTCAAAGGGCTACTAAAAGAAGCAGGAGTGGAGTATGGTGATTCAGAAAATGTATCTCTGGATATTGGAGAGCATACAATTAATGGAACATATGACCTTACTATTGATGGTGCTGTTGATGATGTCAAGTCAGCATCTGACTGGTCTTATCGTAACAAGTTTGCATCATTTGAAACACTACATAGTAGCGATGCTTTCGGTTACGTTGGACAGCTTGTCGGCTACGCTAAAGCTACTGGCTTAAAACCTGGTGGCTGGTGGGTTGTCAACAAAGCAAATGGTAGTTTCAAATATGTTCCAGCTACAGGCGTAGATACTGAACAGGAATTGCAGAAGATTAGCGACACAATTGAAACTGTGGATTCCAATGAGTTCAAGCGTTGCTTCGAGCCTGTAGAAGAAACATTCAGAGGCAAGCCGACTGGTAACAAAGTCCTAGCCAAAGAGTGTTCGTTCTGTGACTATCGCAAAGCATGTTGGCCTGACCTTAAGGAATTGCCAGCAGTGAAGTCACAGGCAAAAGAACCAAAGATTGTTTCGTATGTTGAACTGGCTAGTGAATACGACAGTGCATAATGCGAAACGATTCAGGGCAGCACGTAAGTTAGGATTTCGTAGTGGCCTTGAGCATAAAATTTCTGAGTATCTTACTGGACTTAAAGTTACATTCGACTACGAGTCCATTAAGATCGAATGGGAAGACCTTGCTTACAGGACATATACACCTGACTTCGTGCTTGCCAATGGCATCATCATTGAGACGAAGGGAATGTTCACGGCAGCAGATCGGCGCAAGCATTTAGCAATCAAGCGTCAGCATCCTAACTTGGATATTCGTTTTGTCTTTGAGAACAGCAGACGAAAGCTTCGCAAAGGGGCGAAGTCAACCTACGGTGAGTGGTGTATCAAGTATGGGTTTAGGTACTATGACAGGATCATTCCCGAAGACTGGCTGAAAGAAAAGGGAAAAAACAAGCATCCAAAGTTTATTAAATTTGCAGGAACTAAAGTAAAAAGGAGTAAAAAATGACAGAGGAAAATGATACAGAAGACCATGTAATAGAAGACGATTTTCTTATACGTGTTCGTCCGGCGAAAACAGATTCGGGTACGTACACAGGAGAAGCAAGTTTCTCTGTCATTAGTAGTCAGAATCATGATATACCTATTGACTTATATCAAGATATGGAGTATGTAGTTAAATGTATGTTGTCTACTATACCTCTCATGGAACAGGACGATAACTTCCGCGACTTCGTTGCACATTACGTAGACAGATACTTTACGTATGAGTTCGATGAAAGGGAAGAGGTTCCATTAATTGAGGATGTAGATGGC